GATTAATATATTATCTGTTTATGCAATATTATTGAATAGTATATTCGCTATATTTGCATTGTAATTCAAATCACACGAAACAAATGTACAAAGAAATCGAAACTCCTGCAATAGCGAAAAAACGCTATTACTTTAAAAAAGGCTATCGGCAAGTGACTATAGCTCAGAAAGATGAAGTTCGCCGTATTTTGATGTCAGCATTGAATATTACGCGTTACACCTATTTTTCGCATTTGCTTAATAATGGCATTGTGGATATTTCCATGTCAAAGTATGAAGTTATCACGGCTATTCTTCAAAAATACGGAGTAACTGATATTTGGGATATTGTTCCGGAGAATCAAAAATTATGATGGTATGACTGCATTATCAGAACGGGAAGCACAGATTGCAGAACGTATAGCTTGGGGGGCTTCCCAAAAAGAGGTGGCTTGTGACCTTGGGATTTCTCGTTATACAGTGGATAATATTCTTCGCAGGATATATCAAAAACTTCATATAGGCAAGATTAATGAATTGTCTGCTTGGTGGTTCTGTACGCATTTCAATATCAGTTTTGAATTGTCTCCTCTAAAACGTACCATTGGTGCAGTTGCCTTGCTGATTTTAGTGATTCTCAATGATTTTACTTCTGGAGATACTTATTGTCGTAATCGGTCAAGAAAGGCCAGGACAGAGGTTTATGTGCGTTTAAAAGAGATTGTTTAATTATTTAAATACTATTAGTTATGACGAGTGAAAATCTGACAATGCACAACAAGGTTCTTGCATACCTTATCGAGATAGTGCACGAAGAGGCGGTTCCGGTGAATGTCGAAATCGGTTCCAGACATGTAGATGCCAACGGCGATACGCAAGTGGATGTATTGCTGGAGTATGAAGAGCCGGACAAGGAGTGTGTCAATGAAGCGATGGCCAGGGCTATCAATGCCATGGTCATAATGAATCAGTAAAGATAGGTTGATGATGACAGTTGTTTTTTTATGGACATCGCTGATTGCGCTGGTGGTCACTTTGATACTATGTGTCTGGGCAATGCGGAAAGCATCCGGCTCTTACCGAATTCTCTTTCTCTTTGATGCCATTGTGCTGGTGATAAATATCGGAGTGGTGGGTTTTGCAATCTGGTGGCTATATAACATGCGGTAATATGAGAGATATGAAAATGACAGATTTCCCGACATATCCTTGGGAGACCCTTGACGTGTATCAGGACAACAGAAACATATGAATATTCCTGCTTTTAAGTATTAGCTCCGGATACATGGCTACCGTTTGGAGTGGTTCGGTACTGGAACCAAAAACAATCCAATCAAGATTAAATCAAGAAAAAGAAATAAATAACCATGAATAGTGACAGACAGAAGATATTAACTGATTATATTTCTTACATATACACGACCGGAAGGACTTATGATACTGTCGGGAAATATATCAAGCATGTCACGGATTTTTTAGAGGTGACCAAGGAAGTGAACCGCCGTGGTTATCTGGCTTATAAGCGTGAAAACGCTGATGTCATGGTGCGTCATTCATTAATGTGTTCGGCCATTTGTGATTTATTGTCTTATCTTAAAATCGGATATGGTCGCAGGGAAAAGAGGGTAAAGCCATTGGAAAAGCTTGATGCCATTTCGGAGAAGAACAAGAAACAACTTCATGATTTCATTATATGGCTGACCGACAACAATGATTACTCATCTCATACAGTTGATATATATTACACATCGATGAAGAAATATTTCGAGTATGCCAATGAGGTCAATATGGATAATTGCAGGAGGTTTATAAAAAGTCTTGAAGAAGAAAAATTATCTCCTGCTACCATCCGTTTGCGGATTACGGCAATCGAGAAATTTTCTAAATGGTTGAAAAAGCCTATTGAGCTGAAGCGTCCCAAAATAAAGCGTAAACTGGATGTAAACAATGTACCTACCGAAGATGAATACAACCGGCTGTTGGAATATCTCAAGGCAAAAAACAACAAGGATTACTATTTCTTCATTAAGGTTTTGGGAACAACGGGCGCCCGTCTGTCGGAATTTCAACAGTTTACATGGGAGGATATAATTAGCGGTGAGGTTACATTGAAAGGTAAAGGGAACAAGTACAGACGTTTTTTCTTCCAAAAGCAATTGCAGCAGGAAGCTAAGGCTTATGCTAAGGAGCATGGGAAAACGGGGTTGTTTGCCGTGGGAAAATTTGGACCGTTTACACAACGGGGCTTTTCTCAGCACTTGAAAGCATGGGGAAAACATTGCGGTATTGATTCAAGGAAGATGCACGCGCACGCTTTCCGGCATTTCTTTGCCAAAATGTTTTTGAAAAAAAACAAAGATGTTATTCAACTGGCCGACCTTCTCGGTCATGGGAGTGTAGACACAACAAGAATTTATTTACAAAAGAGTTATGACGAACAAAAAAGAGATTTTAATCGAAACGTTACATGGTAGTGTAGCGCAACTCAATGAATTATCATCCATGACCGAAGGGATAGACATCTATGATGCCACCGGACATGTTGATACAAAATTTCTCATGGAAGCGCTATCCTGCGTCAATGCCTTCATGGACGCGAGCAATACGGTTGTTCAAAAAATATCTTCACTGTTAGCTCCGGATGCTCCAACGGACGAAAAGAAAAAACAGGCTGATGAAGGTAAGGAATGGAATGTAGAAGAGATACTGAAGCATTGCACTCTTGAAGATAACGTACTCAAACTTCCGGCGGTGCAGTTCAACAGAAAGTCTTATGCCGAGGCCAAGAAATGGATTGAGGAAGCCGGCGGTTCCTGGCAAGGTGGCAAGATGCAGGGCTTCACATTCCCGTTCAATCCGAAACGTGTGTTCTCCATACTGAAAGAAGGCAAACGATGCAATCTTCAGCAGGAATACCAGTTTTTTGAGACTCCGGCTGAGGTGGCAGACTGGCTGGTAATGCTGGCAGGCGGCATAGATAAGAATGATACGGTACTTGAACCGAGTGCCGGGCGTGGAGCTCTTATTAAAGCCATTCATAGAAACTGCCCTTCCGTGATAGTGGAATGCTATGAACTGATGCCGGAAAACAGAGAATTCCTCCACACATTGGATAACGTGATATTGCTTGATGAAGATTTTACGAAAGATAGTGTAGGCAGTTATACTAAGATTATTGCAAATCCTCCGTTTTCCGGTAATCAGGACATAGAGCATGTCAGATTTATGTATGAACGTTTGGAAGAAGGCGGTACGCTTGCGGCAATAACCAGCCAACATTGGAAATTCTCATCGGAAAAAAAATGTGTAGACTTTCGTAAGTGGCTGGAAGAGGTACATGGAGAAGTGTTTGAGATAGGTGCCGGTGAGTTTAAAGAGAGCGGGACATCCATCGGGACAGTGGCGGTAGTGATAAAGAAACAATACAAAACAAATCAGTAATGAATAAAAAAGAAATATCAATGAAGAAAGGTCAGAAGGTGCGCATCCTGCGTACCAATCAGGTAGCGACAATCGTCGAAGTGGAATTGATTCGTAAAGGTGGCAAGGTACATCGGTACTGCCATCTGAAGACAGATGAAAAGTCATATTTGTGGTTGGATGCCTCAGAACTGGGGAGTGTGGTGGAGGAAGTGAAGGTCTCGGTAGTTGATGACCGGAACCGGGAGCTGCACTTGGCTATATGCCATGACTACTCCAAGGATAATATGAAGGTGCATCTTACCGGCAAGAATCCGGATAATCTGAAGGAAGATTCCGGACTATATGCGAGACTGATGAACTTGTTCATTGGGAGCCTGAAGGAAACGCGGGAACTGTAGGAGCGGATAACGTCCTTGATAACTCTCCTATAAAACAATTCCTTTGTACCCTTCAATGTTTAAAACATGGACTTGCTTCAATATCTTCCGGACGATAGTCGATCCTGGATTCAGTCTTATATAGAGCTGGTAGGAATGGAGAGGTTGACGGAATACTATGACAAAGTATTCATCGATCTGTACGAGATGCTGCCCGGTGAATCTTTCCGGGTACTTGAAAAGGTCAGTCCGGAGAACTATGGCCTTTTCATGAAATGCGTGTATTCATGCTTGTGTGAGTTTGACTTGTATGATATATGCAGCTATTATATCGAAGAACAAGGTACTGTCATCCTTAGAAGGTAGTACCCGAATATAATATACAATGATAGACGAAAGAATCATAGAACAAATCTTAGACCGTGCTGATATTGTGGATGTAATATCCGGTTACGTCGATCTGAAGAAGAAAGGAGTAAATTACCAGGCGTGCTGCCCTTTCCATAAGGAGAAGACCCCCAGTTTCTTCGTGAGCCCGGCACGCGGCACCTGGCACTGTTTCGGATGTGGCAAGGGCGGCAACGCCGTCGGTTTTTTGATGGAGCACGAGACGATGAGCTATCCGGAGGCCGTCAGGCACCTCGGCAAGAAATACGGCATAACCGTCGAGGAAGAGAGGCTGACTCCCGAGCAGGAACAGGCACGCATGAAGCGCGAGTCGATGTTCGTAATCAACCAGCGGTGCGCGGAGCATTTCCGCCAGAATCTGCTGGACCCGGCCAACAAGGCTGCCGCCGAATATGTCAAGGGGCGCTGGGGGCTGGAGTATGCCGAAGAGACGGGCATTGGGTTTGCGCCCGACAAATGGGATGATTTGTTGAACTTCGCGCAATCGGCTGGTCTTTCCATAAACTTGATGAAGGAGATGGGGTTGCTATCGGACAACAAGGAAAAGGCTAAAGAAAGGGGGACGGAGATTAGGACTTTCGATGGTTACCGTAACCGCATAGTTATTCCCATACGCGACCGTTTTCGACGGATTATAGGCTTTACCGCACGTGACATGTCCGGTGAGAAGGTGGCCAAGTATATCAATTCGGCTGAAAATGAAATCTACCATAAACGTGATTCAATTTTCGGAATTGATACGGCCATACGCCAGGCTGCCAAAGAAGATAAATTCTATTTGGTGGAAGGGGCGCCCGATGCGATGCAGCTTCAGCGTATTCGTGTCAACAACGCTGTTGCCCCTCTTGGAGGCGATTGGACTGAAAGCCAGATGGAGCAACTGAAGAAGTACGCCACTAAAGTTTGCTTCCTTCCGGATGCGGACCCGCCCAACCCAGATAAAGGTGAGAAACTGGGTGCCGGCATTCGCAACGTGATGCGTAACGGATTGCAGGCGATGAAGTGTGGGTTTGGTGTATCGGTCAAAGAGATACCACTTGGGGAAGCGCAGAGCAAGAATGATCCGGATACCTACTGTACGAGCATTCAGAAGTTTCAAGAACTGAAAGAGGTAGATTTCATTCCATGGTATGCTTCATATATATTTCAAGACATCAATACCACCGAAGAGCGAAGCGATGCTGTCAGCACCATCTGCTCCATGGTGGTCATGGTGAAGGACGAAGTCAAAGAGTCCATGTACCTCAAACAGCTCCAGTCATTCTATGATGACAAGAAGTTGTGGCAAACGGCCATCAACCGGGCCAAGAAGCTTGATAAAGCCAAGCAAGTCATTAATGAGAGCAAAAAGATAGACCGTGACCTTTATCAAAAATATGGCTTCTATGAAGAATACAATGCTTACTTTGCATTGGCTGGGGACAGTGGGAAAGCTGTGCAATGGAGCAATTTCACCATGTTGCCTCTATTCCACATCAAAGATTCCCTCCTGCCCAAACGTCTCTACCGAATCAAGAACCAAAACATGCAAGAGGAAATCATAGAGATGAAACAAGAAGACCTGGTGTCATTGTCCAAGTTCAAGCAAAAGGTAGAAGGCCTCGGCAATTATATCTGGCTGGCCACTGAAAAAGAACTCACAAAGCTGAAGATGTTCCTTTACGAACAGACCGAGACTGCACTTGAGGTGACACAGCTTGGCTGGCAACGGCAGGGGTTCTTTGCCTTCGGTAACGGATGTTTTGATACGGAGTGGCATATCGCGGATGAATACGGTATCGTACGGTTGAAGAATGGCAATTTTTACCTACCGGGTTGTAGTACCATTTATCGTGATGACATCAAATTATTTCAGTTCGAACGCAGGTTTGTACACACCACGTACAACAATGTCAGCATAAGGGTGTACAGCGAACAGTTGATTCGTGTATTCGGAGACAATGCTAAGGTTGGCATCTGCTTCTTGATCGCTTCCCTTTTCCGGGATATTATTTCGGGGCAAACTAAAAGTTTTCCCATCCTTAATCTGTTTGGCCCGAAAGGTAGCGGCAAATCAGAACTCGGTCACAGCCTGATGTCGTTCTTCATCATCAATAATAATCCGCCAAACATCCAGAATGCGACTATTGCAGCCTTGGGAGATGCGGTGGCACAATGCGCCAATGCGCTGGTGCATATTGACGAGTACAAGAATTCCATCGACCTTGACAAACGGGAGTTCCTCAAAGGCTTGTGGGACGGAACCGGCCGAAGCCGCATGAACATGGACCGGGACAAGAAGCGGGAGATTACGAGCGTGGATTGCGGTGTCATCCTATCCGGTCAAGAAATGCCGACAATTGACATCGCCCTATTTTCCAGGTTGATTTACTTGACCTTCACCAAAACGGAATTCTCCACGTCTGAGAAACAGGCATTTGACCAATGCAAGTCAATACGCGACTTAGGACTGTCGCACCTTACTTTGCAGCTGTTGCGCTACCGGTCAAAAATGGAGACGGATTTCACGTCCTCCTATCGCCAGTGTATGGGGGATTTGAATGAACGCTTGAAAGGCGAGAGCATAGAAGACCGCATCCAGCGGAACTGGGTCATTCCGTTGGCCGCCTTCCGCGCGCTTGAAGCGGTGCTCGACGTGCCATTTACTTACCTGGAGCTGCTGAACATCTGTGTGGACGGCATCATCCGGCAGAACCGTGAATGCAAGAGCAACAACGAACTGGCCAACTTCTGGAATGTGGTCAGTTATTTGCAGCAGGACGGTGAAATATTCTTAGAGTCGGATTTCCGCATTGATTATTTGTCTGGGCTGAAGACAAACAAGGTCAAGGACCTCGCTTTTAAGCAGCCACGCCCTATCCTGCGTATGCGCACAGACCGCATCTTCATGCTGTATAAGAAGTTCAGCAAGCAGGTGGGAGATACCGCTTTACCGACTGAATCGTTGAATTTCTACTTGGAGAACTCCAAAGAATACCTGGGGGTACAAAACTCCGTCCGTTTCAAGAACATATTGAAGGGGGTAGAAGTAACCAAAGAACTGGAGGCCGGTGGACAAAAGTATTATAAGAAAACCAGCGTGACCAAGCAGGCCCTCTGCTTCGATTACACGGAGCTGATGGCAAACTATAATATCAATCTCAACATTGATATGGGAATGCCTGACGAAGAGGAAGCAGGGCGGGATAATAAACCGCCGGAGGACAAAACTTCTCCATATAAATTTTAATGTCTATCATAGTTGTGCGGAAGCTCTTGCCTGTGAAGGTAGGGGCTTTTTTCTTGCCTTTTTGAGACAAAAAAGATGCTTTATTTTGGGGCAAAAAATGCTTCTACACTTTCTACACTTTCTACATCTTTATAAATCAGTGTTTTATGTTATAAAAAGATGCTCTACAAGCTTCTACAAATTTCTACAAAATGCTGCTTTTCTGTATTTCTTCTACAAATAGATACTTTGTAGAAGGTTTTTCTACACTTTTTCTTCTATACTAAAACCGTTATGTTGTTGATATATAGGTAATTTTATACTTTGTAGAAAGTGTAGAAGGTGTAGAGGGCAAAATGTGCCTGCTCCAATAGAAATAAAAAACAAGAGAGTGATGAATATATTAATCAATATGCGTATTTTTGTATAAAAATCAATGCTTTAAATGACGAAGAAAGACCGATTTGTGTGTTGGCTCCCTTGCAAGCCTTATGTCAAGCAATTCCTGCTGTACAATTTCAATGCCCCGGACGACACTTGGACAGAAATAGTCAATCTGTCCCCGGACAAGGAGCTACAGAACGACTTCCTTTCCAGGCTTGCAAAACCCGGACGATACGAGAACAGATACCGGACCCTGGCACGATATACCGCCAACGTGGCGGTGGAGATACGCCGTGATGACTTCTACCGATACGGATGGGCGATGTCGAATACCGAAGTGGTGGCGTTCGGCAGCAAGGTGGAAAGACGGATCAAGCAGATGCTTTTCCTCTATCTCGACACCCATGTCAGTATCGGAATCCCACTCTCGACCGCCATTCGCAACTTTCAGAACAGCTTCGGCTTTGATGACGACACCTGGTCTTATGAGACTATCCGCAGGGAGTATAACCGGCATGGATATAGGAAAACGGTGGAGAATACCACGATTTTAGACTTTATTAACCGTATAATTTTGGGAAAGTTGTCCGAATTCGGGACAATTTCCCAGCAGGGAAAAATGGCTTATGAAAGCAATGCATTATGATTTTGAAAACGTCGGAGGATTGTTGCAGGTGATTGCCGTGCCTCCGGCCTCGTTCGTGCAAATCCGTAAGGACTATGCCGCCGGTCTGAACTATCTGGAACTCCGCAACCGGGAGGATATTGTTTCCATACCGGTATATGCCAATGACACCTATTCCTATAATGAAGACAAGGAGGTGAATGACGCGGGGGACTGCTGGAACGTTTCCATTGAAGGGGTGATTCCGAAACTTTCCCCGGCAAACCATCAGCTGATGGAGATGCTGGAGCGTGGCTTGTGGTATGTGCTGGCAGTGGACGGCAACGGGGCGGTCCATTGGTGCGGGCAGGAGGACGCACTCATGCTGTTCGCCACAAACAAGACAAGCGGACGTTCCGTGTCGGAACGGAACGGCACCTCATTCACGTTCACCTGCATCCAGGATGAACCGACCGTCTATATTGAAAACATGGAGGAAATATAACCGTACAACGTCCTTTGCTGACACACAACACTCTTTCAGTCAAACATTTATATGTCCGCTGACGGTGCCCGATGTCCTTGGGTACCGTTTTTTTTGCGTTTTTCTTTGCGCAAAAATAAGTTTTATGAACGAGACAGTTATCACATTATTCGGAGCGATTGACCGTTACTGGTACAACAAAAACTATCTGAAATACTTCCTTGACAAGGCCAAAGGCCAGCCCGTACGCTTGAAAGTTTCCAGTTATGGCGGTGATGTGGCCGAAGCGGTCGCCATGTCCGCCTTGATGGCCGAGCACGGCAATGTGACGGTGGAGTTCATCAGCTTCAACGCTTCGGCGGCCACCATATTGGCGTTCGGCGCCAAGTCCATCGAGATGCACGAGGACGGCATGTGGCTGGCGCATAAATGCAGCCTGGGAGTGGACATCTGGGGCCAACTCAATGCGGACCAGTTGGAGGACACCATCAAGGAACTGCAGAACAAGAAGAAGAGCGCGGAAGCCATTGACCTGATGATTGCACAGAAGTACATCAACCGTAGCGGCAAAAGCCTGAAGGAGATTATCACCCTGATGGAAGAGGAACGCTGGATGCCTGCCGCCGAAGCCAAGGAATGGGGATTCATAGACAGGATCATTCCCGGTACCCATAAAAAGCCGCAGGTGACCAATGAAATGACCGACTGCTTCACCGCGCTTGGTCTACCGTTGCCGGCTATCGATTCGGAGGAGAAGCCGGAACCGGAAGGCAAAAACTTGGTCTCCCAGATTATCGACGGTATCAAAGGGCTGTTCCCTACCGGCAACAAGACTGACATTTCTAATTCTTCAAATACAGTTATGCGTAAAGAATTTACTTTCATCAACCAGATCCTCAACAGCGAAGGCATTGAGGAAAAAGACGGCAAGATGTTGCTTACCGTAGAGAATCTGCAGGCCATCAATGACGCCGTCAAGGCCGCCAACGAAGCGAAAGCCAAAGCGGAGAATGACCTGGCTGTCGCCAATACTGCCAAGGAGACTGCCGAAAACAGTCTGACGGCAGTCGTGAATGACCTTGACAGCCTGAGTGACAGCGTCAGGAATGCCGCCGACAACAAGGCCAAGGTACAGGTTATCCGTGATATCGTGGCCAAGATTCCCGGAACGGCAACCGCCAGTCATCAGGAATCGAACGAAGACAGCAAGTTTGCCGATATCGCTACGGATCCGATCAACAGTTATGAGAATGAATAACATCTAAACTATTCTATTTATGGATTTTAAAGCACCTATTGACATTACCACGGTTCTGACCGCGGTAAAAAAGCACAGAGACATCCTGAAGGCGGTCGATAAGCTCGACGCTTCGGAGGTATTGAAACATTTCACTCCGGTACCGGGCATTACCGATTCTCTTGAATTGGGCAAGGTAGAGGGTGGAAGTATTTCCAGCAAGTACACCGGTAAGTTTACAGCTGGCAAGTATCTGGGTAAGATTGTTCCCCGCCGCTTGGTAGTACGTCCGGTTGTGATGGAGATGTCCGACGAGCCGGAACGCTACCGCCGTACCTACATTGCCGAGGTTCCCGGTACACTCCGCAAAGAACATCCCTTCGAGCTGTGGCTGATCAACCACGGGCACGAACTGGCATCCAATGATTTGCTGTTTGCCATCTTCACAGCGAAATACAGCGCTGATGAGAACAAGACGGACATTCAGGACTCTTTCGACGGTATCGGTACCATTATTACCGAAGGTGAGGCAGTCGGGGATATCTCCAGTGCCGAGGGCAACGTTTATACTACCGGTGAACTGACTCGTGCCAACATTGGCGAAAAGTTACTGGAGATGTGGCGTCACATGCCGCGTACCTTCAAGCGCAAGAAGAACATCAAGATGTTCATTTCCGATGATTTGGGCGACATGTACGATGACTGGCGCAAAGATGAAGGTACTATCGTTATCGGATTAAAAGAAGATACTTCCGATACACAACACCTGCTCGGTTCCAACAACCGTTGTGAGCTGGTACGTGTTCCGAATCTTCCCGATGGCAGCCAGTTCGTCATGCTGACCACTAAAGGGAACATTTGCTACGGCTTTGACAAAGAGAGTGATTTCAAGTCTATCAAGCCGTTCTTCTCCGGTAATCCTTATACGTTTGATGCTGCGGGCAAGTACGTGATAGGCTTCCAGTTCGTATCGGTACATAAATCGGAGTTCTGCGTCAATGACCGTCCGGTGGATCCTGAAGGTAGCAACCCGTTCGGATATATCGAGGTCACAATTGCACCGGATGAAGCGAAGGCCAACGGTGGCAAATGGCGTATTCAGGGTGAAGAGGGCTGGCGTGATTCCGGCACGTATGTAGCGGTTCCCGGTGGTAAGGAATATACCGTCGAGTTCCTGGAAGCTGCCGGATATACCACTCCTGCCGTGCAGAAGAAAACTCCTGCTGCGGGTGCAGTAGAGAAAGTGACGGGTACATACGTTGTTAAATCTGAATAAATCCTGTGACTATGGCAGAAGTAGACCCCAAATTATGTATTGCCCTTGATGACATCAACGAGGCAATGGACTGCAACAGTCAGGGTAACATGGCGGGAATCGTACCGTCCGTTATCTTCGGCTATCATGAAGACGTGGCAACATGGCCGGACTATCCGAAAAAGACGGATGCCCCGCTTTCGCTTGAAGAAGCCGGCACACTGGTCGGAGACCTTGTCATGAAGGAAGGCAGGCGTGCTTATAAGATGGATTTCACGGACGACCTGGCGGAATTCAAGATTACGGATCAGGGAGAAACCGGTGGTGAGTCATCACTGATGGACTTGAACATCATTTCTCCCAAGATGCGGAAGAAGGTATTCGGTTTCGAGAATGCCACCAAAGGCCGTAAGATGTTCTTCATCGTGACCGACAACAACGGTACAAACTTCCTAATGGGTGACAAGCGGCGCGGTGCCATGCGTGCCTCAGGAGACGGGGCCACCACCGGAACCGGCAGTAGCGGACGCAATCAAAGTACGCTTCACTATACCTTCGCTACCCCCATCAAGTGCGTGTATGAAGGTGACATGGAAGACATTCTTACTGTGAAAGCTGCACCCGGAGGCTGATTTTTGTTTCTTCGTCTGGTCAGTTGGCTGTTTATGTCCGTCTCCGGATTCTTTCCGGGAGGCGGACATTTTGTTTTGTCCTATCCCGGCAATAAAATTCGCAACATCTTTGTATAACGTTAATATCAAGAATCATGGCTGAAATTACAAATGCTTATATCGAAGCCCGCAGAGAAGGTATCGCCTGGCTGAACTCTGCTAAGAGAGAATACAATGTTGGTGTGGCTATCCTTGCTAAATCAGGTTACAAGACAATCGTATCATCCAAGTTGGCTAAATTAGGCGAAAAGCCGCATACCCGCGAGAAGCTGGAATACGAAATCCGGCAGATGATTAAAGTCTGGTACCATCCGGATGACCCGCGCTTTGAGGATGTGGACCTGGCAGATGATGCAATGCCGGGCAATGACGGGCGTTCCGAGACGGTTCCCGAAGAGACGGCTGCCGCCATTGTCGCCGTTGCGGAGAGGGAACTGGCGCGTGAGGCGGACGAACAGCCCGCCTATCCTCCGGTGATGGCCAAAATCATCTATGACTTCCGGGAATGCTACAACGAACGTTCACGCCAGCACCGGATGCTTGCCGCACTGGGTGAGACAAACACGCAGGCTGTATGCACGCAGCGCAAGGATATTGTCGCCCGTATAGCCTTTCTCTCCAACCGCATGACACTGCTGGCTGCCATCAAAAGGCAGTTCGAGCAGGACAGGGAACTGCCGACTGAAGAGCAGCTGGACGAACTCTACAAAAAAGCGGATACCCCCGAAGAAAATCCGGAAAAGGAAGAGGACGAGACCGACATCAGTTCCCTATCCGTGGAAGAACTGAAGAAAGCGAAATCCAATGCCAAGAGCAAGATTACCAAGGCAAGGAACATGCTGCTGTACTCTTCGGAAAGCAAGCCCAAGGATGGCAAGGAGAATCCCCTTCCCGACTGCCCCAAACGCGTGAAATACGAGAAGAAGGTGGCTGCCCAGGAAGCACTGGTGGAAAGGATAGAATATCGTTTGGCAGAACTGCAATAGGTTATGTTGGTCTGTTGCAGCGAAATTGAGAATAAGATGATGCCGGTGGATGATGCAGTAAGTCCTATGCAGGGAGACCGATACCCGACAGGCTACATCCGCCGAACGGATGCGGCAGCCTCCGGCCACGATCTGGCTGCGGAGAAGCTGCTGCATCCGGACGCCATGGGGGTGCTGGTACCCGGCAGGGACAAGCATTTCTACTCTTCAGGGGCGTTCAACCTGATCCAGTTGATTTTCTATATTCTCAGACAGACGGGACCGGCACACCTGCTGCTTACCACCTATTCCATCTCCATGGACAGCATTGCGGCGATTCACCGGAAGGTGGAAACGGGTGAGCTGTTGTCGGTGCGGTTCCTGATAGACAACCGGGTACGCAGCATATCACCCAAACCGTTCGATTATCTGGTGACCACGTTCCCGGACTGCTACCGTTGCCTCGCGCTTCATGCGAAGGTGGCGCTGCTGTATAACGAGGACTGGAAGATTACCGTAGTGGGCAGCCAGAACGCCACGCACAACCCGAAGCTGGAACGTGGAATCATCCATACCGGCAGAGATATTTTTGATTTTGACTTTAAAATGCTGAATGATGAATTTGACTCAGGAACAACGTGAGGAGATAGAGAAGATGGCCTATCGTTTGATTCCTCCGGGGCTGATAGCCATCAATATAGGTGCCGATGAGACGGACTTTCTCGCGGAACTCCGCACACCGGGCACCGAAGTCCGGACCGCCTTCTACCGGGGGCATCTTCGCCAGACGGTTGAACTCCGGGAGTCACTCATCAAGTCGGCCGTCAATGGCAGCAACCCGGCACAGCAGGAGCTTATCAAGTTCATCAAATCGCAACAGCAGTATCTTGAGTATGAATAACAACCGTCTGACGGCATCCAAAAGCAAGGCCGCACTGGAGGAGCAATCCTACGACCTTATACAGCAGCACATCATCGACCCGGAGAACAGTCCGCTGCCGGAGCATCTGCGTGTGCAGTGCAACCGGGTGCTGCAGATAGCACGTCTTTTGGATGACTATCCGAACGAGAGCCACATCATCAACATCATGCTGGCAAAATACCGTATCTCGCGTACCCAGATAAGGAAGGACATCGCCCTGGCAAAAGAGCTGTTCAAGACACAGCACCAGTTCGATTGGGACTTCTGGTATGCCTGGATGATCAAGGACCAGATTCAGCTTATCCGGGATTGCAAGCTCAAAGGTGATCTCAAGCAATGGAACAACGCCAAGAAAGTGCTGCATCAGATGATTGGTGAGAAGCCGGCTTCCGTCGAGGACCCGCGACGCATGGAGAAGAATGTATTCTACATCCAGATCAACAGTATGGGGCAAAAGGTGGATATTCCCCTGAATGCCGTCCGCAACCTTTCCCAGGAAGAGCAGAAGGTTCTGGTGGATTCGATGTACACGCCTATCGACGACGCACAAGCGGAAGAAATAATGAACTCATAACAGATTACCCATGAAAAAATTGACAAACAAACGACTCATCTCTTACTTGGTTGACCATAAGCACATTGATATGGTATCGGTCAGCAAGACACAGATTGTCTGTACCGTATCTGCCAGGTTCAGGCCGGAAGAGGTGCCGCAGCTGCTGGCTGATACCGGACAGGACATGCCCCGCATGACCTCCTCCGAAGGTGTGAACTACATTGTTTTCCCACGATATTGATACGGCAGGACAATGGACGAAAACGTCTGGGAAGAGGTCATACAGGTCAATCCGGCGCAGGCGGCATTCCTCGTGATGCCGTACAAGAACGGATATGTCATCTACTCGCGTGCCACGGGTAAATCATTCATTACCGGTGCCGTGATAGATGACAACATCCGGCTGATGCCACGCGGCATCACCACACTCACCCAGGCCACCATTGGGCAGGCGTTGACTAAAACCCTGCCTTCAGCGTTCAAGATGCTGGAGATGCTCGGTTATAAGCAGTGGGACCCGGTCAGCAAGACCGGTGACTATGTGGTGTGCCGCCGTCCCATCGAAGGATGGTACAAGCCATACGAGCACATCATGTCATTCGAGTACGGCATCAGCTTCAGCAACGGGCATATGCTCTACATACTTACTCAGGGCGGTAACAGCCGCGGTCCGAATGCGGACTACAACATCACCGATGAAGCGCTGACGCTCGACAAGGAGAAGTTCGACCAGGAGGCGGCGCCGACCAACCGGGGTAATGAGCATATCTTCGGGCGCAAGTCGGAGCATCCGGTGCTGAAGCACCACGGCAACACCTTCCTCTCCTCCATGCCGTACACGCCCGAACAGAAATGGTTGCTTGAACCGGCCAAGTATTATGAAGAAGAACGCGGCATCCGGCTGTTTGATGTCTGGAATAAGATTGTGCGGTTACAGATGCAGCTCATTGATGCAAGGATTGCGAATGATGCGGGACTGTTCAAGGAGATCTGGAACGAGACCGTCCGTCTCAGGCAAAGTATCACGCCGTTCGTTTCACGTGACGGCACGCTCTTTATCCTTGGCTCCATCTTCGACAACATCGCCAATGTGGGCATGAACTATATCCTGAACCAGTACAAGGTGATGGATAAGCTTTCCTTCATGATAGAGATCCTGAACTTCATGGTGGATAAGATTGATAGCTGCTACTACCAGTTGGATGAACGCCATATCTATTACAATGCGACCAATGACGACTATATCCGTGACTTTGCCGAAGATCATAACTACAACTGGCAGCAGCTTGCCAATAACGATGACAGCCGACGTGACCTGGACTGCAATCCCAACCAGCCGATAGAGCTGACACCCGACTGGGGTAGTGCCGCCTCATTCCTGGAAGTGGCGCAGGAGCGCAACTATGACTTCGTGACGAAGCTGCTGACACGTGAGCCGGTAGACAACAACATCAACGAGTTCTTTGTCAAACGTGATGAAGAGGATGATACCATGGTGAACGCGCTGATGGACAAGTTCTGCCACTACTACCGTAACCATATCAACAAGCACCTGCATTATTACCGTGACCGTTACGGGGATGCACGCCGTGCCAACAACAAGAAGTCCTACAACGAGCTTGCCATCGAGCGTCTGGAGAAACATGGATGGACGGTGGAACAGCACACCCATGCGGGCATGGAGCCACCGCAGCATGACAAGTACCTGCTCTGGGCTTCCATCCTGGCAGAGAAAGACGAACGGTTCCCGAAGAAGCGTTTCAACGGCTCGAAATGCAAATATACACTCATCTCCATGAACAATACGCGTGTCATCGAGGACCGCGAGGGGCGTTTTGCCAAGGATAAGCGCAGCGAGCGTAACCAGTCCATCCTTCCGGAAGAAGCCACCCACTTCGGTGATGCGGTGGATAAGCGTGTATGGACGAAGTACGGGCACCTACTCAGGCAGGCATACGGATTCGTGGACGCACGTATCTGATTCACCTCATACACATACATCCGCAATCACAATCGCAATGCTTATGGCAGGACTCGCAACGTCCGCAATGGGAATCGCTGCACTTTAGGACAGAACGTCGTGTGCAGGACTGGCCGAGGGGCATCCTCCTTGTCATATTTCCTTGCTTCTTGCGCTTTTGGTTGCGTTTTTGGATAGGGCGCGGTCGGCAGAAACTTCCGTTTCTGTTTCCATTCGGATGGAAAGAGGGGTATTCTGTATTCATTATCAAAGAAGTATATTTCTTATAACATTCATTAACAAAGAGCACGGCGCGCGCAAAATCCGTACTGAAGGAACAGGCAGGCAAATCTATTTCCTCCAGTACGGATTTTGCGCGTCTCAGCGGTAAGTAGCGGCAGCTACTTGCGTTTGTCCGCATCCATGCAGGTAGCCCCGGTCTTTTCCGTTTCAATAGCTAAGGTAGAGACCGTAGAGCGGTAAGCGTTCCGCTTGGCGTGCCTCCGTTTCTTTTCCGCAACTCCTTTTCATTTCCTGCATCTCTGTATGCGGTCAGGTAGTCTTTTGAGTCCGCAAATGTAGGGCACCGGTCTGACAAGCAAGGTCGGGCGTTGTCCGCTAAAAAATCTCCAGCCCTACGGGTAGTATTCAAGCCTTCGGTTTTAGTCGGAACCTTGCGGAATGTCATCCTCGGCACCTCAATTATTGCGGCATCAAAAGGCAACCATACCGCACGTCATACAGACACGCCGGAATAAAAAAAAAGTCGTTCCGAGAAACGGAGAAAATTAAAAAAGGCTCCACCCGACGACTCCAGAAATCCAGAATAAATTAAAAACTTACAGTTATGGCAGCAAAAAGAAACATCCCCGAAGCATGGAAAAATCAATGGTCTAAATTTATGTTTAACTTCTTTGATTACTTGCCTACCAAGTACGAGGCTAACAAACGGGAGTGGTCTATCCGCAGGATGATATGGGATTTTAAGGACGGGAAGCGCAGTGCGTCTGTGGCAGAACTTGTAGCGAAGAAGATGCGCGAGCAGTTCGGTGCAGAAGTTTGCAACGTGACGTTGGTCTGCATACCAGCCAGTAGCGGAGAGAAGAACGAAATCAGATACAAGGCTTTTGCCGAAGAGGTGGCACGGCTGACGGGGTGCAGGAATGCGTACAAAGCAATTACCATTGAGGGTGGACGGATTGCCATCCATGAGACGAAAGCGGCCAAGACGGTGCAGACGGTGGAGGTCATCAAGTTTGATAAGCGTTTTTTCAAGGGTAAGAAATGCCTTGTATTCGATGATATACTGACGCAGGGGCATAGTTACGCACGGTTTGCGTGTGCGCTTGAAACGCTTGGGGCAGAGGTTTTGGGAGGCTATTTCTTAGGTAAGACAATTCTTTTATAACAACTTAATTCATACACTTATGAATACTCTTTTTGATAACGATTGCCGCTACATGAGCGACAGCGAACTGATTTACGAAATCAGCAACAACAGACAGATTGTTTCGGACATAGAACGCAGCAACGAAGTGATAGACCTTGAAAAATTGTTTTCCTCTTTGACTCCTGGACGCAGGAGGGTAGCCGTGGCAGCCGTGGAGATGTACAAGAGACAACTGTCGCAGCAGGTGGAACGTAGGCAAATAAGGATGAGCAAAGACGTATACGAACTGATGGAGCCGTTGATAGGAGATTTGCCGAATGAGGAATTTTGGGTCGTGTCTATAAACCAAGCCGGACGGCTTATCAAGAAAGTACGCATATCGGTAGGCGGCATTGACCAGACTTCAGCGGATATAAGGCTGATTATGCGCGTGCTGATTGATACGGGAGCAGTGCAGTTCGCAGCGGTGCATAACCATCCGAGTGGCAACAGCCGACCGAGCAATGAGGACAAGAGGCTGACGGAGCAGCTTAAAAAAACGGCAGGGTTATTCAATATCACAATGATAGACCATGTGATTATAACGAATGGTGGATATTACAGTTTTGGCGATGAGGGGCTGATTTGACGGAGGGGTGCAGGGCGCACCCATTCCGTTTGCTCGCACGCTCGCAAACGGAATGGGGCCCGAAAAGCGGAATGACTGGTCGTGTTACCGTTCCTTCAACCACGGAGGGGCTTTTTTGTCCTATGAGAGCGGATGGTTGGCTTCTATCTTTGTGACAAAAAAAGAGATATGATACGCTTTTTCACAAGATTCGTCGCCACCTATGGGTATGATTCACCGAAGGAGTTCTTTCTTTCGGTGGCTCCGAGCTTCAAGTACAACCTGCAATTTCCGGCCATCTCCTTCAGCGCCGTCACTGCCGTAGTCAGCGAATGGATAGGCATTACACCGTTCCTGGCCATGGCCATGCTCGTCGCCATTGTCTCCGAGATGTGGACGGGCATCCGGGCAAGCAAGGTCCAGGGAATAGGATTTGAAAGCTTCCGTTTCTCACGCTGCATCATCAAGCTGTGTATCTGGCTGACCATCATCTATATCACCCACTCGTTCTATCTGGAGAGCAAGGCCGGAGCGGAAGAAAGCTTTGTCATGCTTCTGGCCACCCTGTTCTTTTCCATTGTCAAGGTGTTCGTCATGACCTGGTTCTGCGTCGAGCACGTGACAAGCATACTGGAGAACCTGGCGGTCATCGACGGCAAGCCGAAAGATACGCTGATCAAGCAGGTGGGAATATTGTGGGTGACAGTCACGGATAAATTCAGAAAAAAGGCCGATGAGACGGAAGGTTAGCCATATGTTGCTTTGTGCGGTTATCGCACTTCTCTCCGGCTGGGCCGGCCACTGGCTGGGTTCCCGGAAACGGAGCATTGTCCGCGTACCGGAAACGGTAGTCAGGCATGATACAATACGCCCTGCCATTCCGGAACCGGAGGTGATTGTCCGTGAGGTACCCACAGAAGTGGATACGGCGGCTATACTGGCCGACTATTTCTCGGAGAAGCATTATCTTGATACAATTATTGAACGCCCTTACCTGAAAGTGGAGCTGACCGATGTCATATCCCGCAATTCATTGCTTGACCGCACGGTAGTGGTGGACTACCGGCAACCGGTCGTCTGCAACAACGCACTGGTGTTGGGAATGGATGCGGGACGTTACGGATGTGTACTGTCCGCAGGGTACCGGCGTAAGTCCTGGGAGTTCAGGGCGGGCTATGACTTGTACAACAGGTCACTGGTGTTGGGAGTATCTAAAGACTTATGGAGATGGTGACAAATCTTGTAAATGACTCATATGTGTTTTCCTCTGACATGCAGGACATCCGCATTGCGGACGTGCATGACAAACTGAGCCTCAGGATAGAGGTTGACGGGCAGGAGGCACTGTCCGAAATTTATTATCCGGACCACAGCAACACAGTCATCATTTGCGACCCCGGAGACATTATCAATGAGTATTTTGTACGTCCTGATCTCAACGGTGGGGATGACCGTGTGGCCTTGCCGCCCATGGAGGTACGGCTGGAACTCTCGGACAGCGAATCCACCGAAAACTATACCCTGCATGTATTTTACTCAAGGTATCATGTGTCTTTTGACCCGCAGACGGACTTTATCTTCTACTCCCGATATAAAATCAAGCATATCAGGCAGAACAGCATTGACTATCTCTCCTTTTTCGTCTCGGCCAGGACAGAGGTATTTATAGACATCATATACATGGAGTCCGGCTCCAGCATCAAGAAAACCATAAAGCTCGAACAGTCCGGCACAGACCGCATGACGGCATATAACATGAGTCCGGTAAAGATAAGCCGGCTCTCAGGCGTCCAATGCGACAATATCATATCGTATGACGCACGCATCACCAACGGTACATTGACAGACCTTGTAAGGTATGTCCTTGACCGGCAGAACCACCGGGAAATGCACCAGTTCCTCTACTATAACGTGTTCGGGCTCCCGGAATCGATTTCATTTTCCGGACTGGTACAGTACAGTCCGGAACTGGAGGGGGATATTGCAGACCTGACGAAACAGAAACGGAGATTCAGCCCTTTCTTCAACGATTTACGCACTGTCAATACCGGCTATCTGGACGAAAACAAATACAAGGCATTGGTGGACATGCTGACTTCTCCGGTACAGCGATGGTATGACACGCCTTCACTCCCGATGGAGATCATCATCACGGACATCGACTTTACCCATACCAAGATGGGAAACCAGCGAGTGAACGTGAACCTCACCTTCTGCCCGGCAAGCAGAAAGCACCAGGTATTTGACCGGTACTCGTTCGGTGGAGGAATATTCGACTACACATTTGACAGAACATTTGAATGATATAACGATATGGAGACAATACGCAGAAACCTGGCTCTGGCCGACATGGACATCCGCACGGACGAACGCGGACGCCGGCGCATCTTTTCGATAAAGTTCGTCAGTAAGGAAGGCAAGGTCTATTTCATGCCCCAGGCCTACGCCTGCGGTGCAGGACGCATGAACATGAAGGAATACCAGCTCCGGGGCGTGCAGCCCTGCGACTGCAAGGGAAATCCGGAAGGACACCCCTACCCTGTGGATATTGACCTGATACTGGAGTATAACAAAAAGAAAATAATATTCTGATGAACATATTGTTTAATTCAAGCGGCATTCCCCTGCTGATGCAGTCCACGTACATATTCGGCGAAACGACGGGGACACCCCAAAATGAAATGAAGGAGCGTACCCGAATCCTGGCGCCATATGACTTGTCGAATGTTTCCTATATAGACATCGACGGAGTGAAGGTGCGTCCGTGGGGAGATGAGAATGATTTTCCCCAGAAGGCGGCTGAAGAGATAGGAAACACCAGCGTGCTCAATACGGGCCTGAAGTTTCTTCGTAACCTGACACTTGGGCAAGGCATATATCCTTGTACGGTGAACGGTTACGACAATGATGGTAACGAGATACTGAAGCCCGTTACCGATAGCCGGGTACAGACTTTTATTGCTTCCCGGAATGTGAGGCGCTACATGGAGAAGGTGCTTCGGGATTACCTGAAGTTTGGCAACGGTGCCGTCCAGTTTGTGCCCTCGGCTGCCGGCAATTCTTTTGCTGGTGTCAATCCGGTCAATGCACTTTACCGCCGTTATTCTGAAGTGGATGAATACGGTGCCTGCAAGTGCATCGTTTCTGGATATTGGCCGCAACGTCCGGACAAGGGACAATATACCAGGCTGGATGTCCTCTCCGAATACGACCCGCAGATGCACGCAGAAGTACTGAAATTTGCAGGTAGGACGAAAGATGGTTTCATCATGCCGGTACGTGACAGCTGGAGCAACGATGACCTCTATGGCATGCCCATCTGGTGGCCTGCCTACGTCTGCGGATGGGTGGAAATTGCCCATTTGATTCCTCATTTCCTCAAGAAAGCCTACAAAAACCAAATAACCTGGAAGTGGCATGTACAGATACCGTATTCCTACTGGGAGAAGAAATACCCGTCCAAGGACTATTCGGCCAAGGAGCGTGAGGCGGCCATACAGAAATATATGGATTCTGTGGAGCAGAACCTATGCGGACCGGACAATGCGGAGAAGCCCATCTTCTCTCATTATGCCGTAAATGAGATGAACGGCAGGATTGAGGAGGAGTGGAAAATCAAGCCGCTGGAGAACAAATACCAGGGCAGTGACAATCTTCCGGTGTCGGCAGCCGCCAACTCGGAAATTCTGTTTGCATTGATGGTGAATCCGAATGTGCTCGGTGCAGGTATGCCCGGTGGCACCTATGCCGGCAACCAGGGTGGTTCCAATATCCGTGAGGCTTTCCTTGTGAACATTGCCAACGCGTGGATTGACCGGCAGAATATCCTGGACCCTATAGAACTCTATATCAAAATGAACGGCATGCCGGAATGCGAGCTGCGTTTCCGCAATACCGTTTTAGTAACCCTTGATACCGGCAGCGGTACCAAAAAAACATTGAGCTAATGATATTCAGTGCAAAAAAATGGAACAACGGCAAGGAGCTGAAAGCGGTGATGAAGGTGAACACCGCCATCTCCTTTGACATGATGGAGGCACCGCTTCGGAATGCTTTCCGACAATACCTCGTACCGTTATTGGGCGATGCGATGGCAGGCGAAGTAGTCGAGATATACGAATTCGGTCCAAATCCGGATGTATTGGAACAGAATACCGAAGGGGCAACCGAACGGGAGAAACTGGACAGCCGCCTGCTGGAGATCTGCAAACGCGCGAACGCGAACCTGGCGTTCTGGAACGATTTCGATGAAATCAGCATGCGTATCACCGATGCGGGCTTCCAACGTCAGAAATCCGACAACGGCGAATCATTCCAGCAGGTGTACAAGTACCAGGAAGATAACCTGCGGGCATCGTTACGCAACAAGGGGTTCAATGCGCTCGACGAGTTGCTTGAGTTTCTGTATGCCCATATAGCCGAATATCCGGAGTTCGCGTCCTCCCAGGCCTATCAGGACCGTAAATCAGCCATTGTCCGCAGTACCGCGGATGTCAATGACGTCTGTTTTATCAATGGCAGCCGGATTGTTTTCCTTCGCCTGCAGCCGCACCTGAAGTTTGCCGAGGAGATGCTCCTTCAGCCGGCCATCGGTGACAAGCTGTATGAGCATCTGATTGACGGACTGGTAAATCCCCCAGAAGACGAAGAAGCCCGGAAGAGCGTGGAGCGGTTGCGCCTTGCCTGCTCCCGCTACATTGTGGCAATGGCGGTCAGACGGCTGCTGATGGAGACGGGTAGCGTCACAGACCGGGGGCTGTACTTCACCTCTGTACAGCCGGGTGAGAAGGGCAATGAGGAGAAGAGACCCGTCGATGCGGAGCGTATCGCCGTACAGATTCAGAATCTGAAAGCGGATGCGGACATGTACATGACCGTGCTGCTGCGTACGGTACGGAACTGTTTTGAGAATTTCTATGAGGGTGATCCCAGGCAGATATACGACCGGGACAATGACCATAAACGCACGTTCTGGACATGAGGGAGCTTCGCATTGCATACCGTAGATTCGGAATCCGCCATGAGATAATCCGTCGGGTACCCCAGAAATGGGAGGAACTGACACCGGCACAGTTCCTGCTCGTCTCGCGGCTTTATCTTCAGGAAATGGACGAACCCTCCTTCCTGAAGGAGTTCTATTCCCTGCCGTCCGGGGCCGGTTCCGACACCTATTACAGTTATAAGCTGAGCGAACTGGTGGAGTTCATCAGCGACTGCCGTGTCCGGATGGACCGCTTTATCCTTCCTGCCGTCTCCGGGCTGAAAGCGCCGGGGGAACGCCTGAAAGGGATGTGTTTCGAACACTTCATGCACGTGGACACTGCTTTCAACCGATATGTCCGTGACGGCAAGGATGCCTCACTGGACACTTTCGTATCAATGCTCTATTTGAAAGACAACGAATATATTGTCCTACCGTCGGGTGGGAAAAACGGCTTATTTAGCAGGCAGAAACCGCTGATACTGCAAAAACGGATAATGAAGGTGGCAAGAATTGACAGGCACGTCAAGTATGCCGTATTCCTGAACTACGTTTTTGTCAAGAGGTGGCTTTCAAAGGCTTTTCCTTTCCTCTTTCCGTTGGATGATGAACCGGAACCGGAGGAAAATCGGAAAAGACCAACAGCACCGTCTGTCAACTGGCTCGACATCTTCGACGCCTTTGTCGGTGACGATGTGGCGGTGATGGAGAAATACCAGGCGATGCCGGTGGCAACGGCATTCCGCCTGCTCAACAAAAGGATACGTGACGCCCAAAAACAGAAGAAATGACTTTTTCGGAATACATAGAGAAGCTGGCTGAAAGGCATGTCGATATACGACACAAGGAGAATGATGAAGTACACTTCCTCTCATCAGAACGGGAGAAGCATACAGCACTGGACAGCGTACTCCACTATCCGGCAGTGATTGTGGACCGTGGCTCAGGATTCAGTTACGGTGGTAATCCGGGTGCATACCGAAAAGACCGCGATTACCTGCTCTTCATTGTGGAACATGTGTCCGACACCTCCGACTATGAGCAGATAGAGGCTGCCCTTGACAAGTGCGAGCGCATTCTTGATGAGTTTCTCAACCAAATTTTGGAAGACAAAAGGATGAAAAGGCTGTGGCTCGCTTTTTCCTTGGAAGATGTAGAAGCGGATTATGTGGTGAACAATGATAACCAGCTTTATGGCGTGATTGCGGCTGTTAGTCTGTCCGAACCTTATAAAGCTTTGAACTGCCGGAAGGCATTTGTTTCATAATATGGCAGATACGATTGACATACTCAAGGAACTTGCACTACAGGTACGGTACGCTACCCAAGAGAATGAAAATACGGCAGAACGGGTAGGCCGCACGCTGGTCGGAATCTTGAATCTGTTATCCAAATACTCCCCTGAAGAATTGGAGAAGATTTTTCTGAGGAAAGACAGAGCTGACGGCACAAATTTTCTGTTGAAGTTCGGCGAGTTTATCGACTCTATGGTCGCAGGCAAGGGTGCCGGAATATTCCCTGACGGCCGCGCGCAGTTTGAACGCCTTGAAGTCCGCGATTCCCTTACTGTCCTTGAACTTATCTTCAACCGTCTCTCTGCCATGGAGAGCGACTATTCCTTCTCCGAGTCCGGTACCATCGAAAGTGTATCGCAGCTTGAAGACGGCACATACAGCCTGAAGATGAAGAAACGGTGGGATAACGACTTTACTGCACTGGCAGAAAACGATGTTGTATATGGTGTTGTCAATGACCTTGCATCAGGTGGCGGCAAGTATTATACCTCCTGGCTACGTGTCTTGCATGTTGACATCTCAGCCAATACGATCAACGCTGTGATGTACCCTGATAGCGAGGTGCCGGGTGGCAAGAATTATCCTCCTGAGCCGTTGATGATATTATCACACCGTGGCAACCCGGTTGATACTGAACGGCAGGGTTATTGGTATCTGTCATCCCGTGAGCATTGTATCTGCATGCTTAACGGGGTCACAAAACCCATCCTTGAGGAAAGCAACTATTCGGTGATCGTCGGCAGGCTGAAGCATCTGTCTCTGTTCGACAACCTGCCCATCAACTACCTGCACTCTTATATCTACGTTCGGGGATTGGTAGCGCAGGACATCCACCGCATCGACTTCCAAGGCGTATTGCCCCGCATCGCCAACGACCGCGGCGAGTGGAGCATGGAGACCGCCACGGGAGCAGAACCCTACCAAGCCGACCGCGAGGCACAGACCGAGACCGTACGTGTGATGATGTACGATACCGTGTGGCACTACGGATGCAAGTGGATGTGTCTTGTTTCCGACACTACCGACGAACCGAAGTACGGAGCAGCGGGCTGGGCAATGGTCGAGGGCAATCCGGATTTCAGCATCGACATTGAGAGCAGCAACGGCTGGTACTTCGATGCGGAGCGTTTTGCGACCACCCTCACCATTACCGGTGAGCTGTACAACCGTGATGTGACGACGCATATCCTTGACAGTGATGTGGAGTGGACGCGCGACACGGGCAACGTCACCGAGGACAACGCCTGGGCGGTCGCACACGCGGAAACCGGCAAGTCACTGCCGCTGACGGTCAACGACCTCGGCCCCGACTATATGAACATGACCGGGTGCAAGTTCATCGCACGGGTATTGCTGCGTGACGGGCAGAACAATTATGAGACAATGAATTATATAACTTTCTAATTATGCAGACTATACAGAAGAAGATAGAGGTCAACTACCGCCCTCTCCAGACCAGCGGCGGGATAGAGGTTGTCGGCAGCGTACCGGACGTGCAGGTGTACCAGGCTGACAAGGCCGAGTACACTCCGGACTATACGCTTACCCCCCTGACGCTGTTCCCCCGGTGCAATGCCACCGACCCGGATGCGGTGGTCAAGGTGGGTGCGGTCAACGCGTCATTGGTCAACATGAAGTGGTACGAGCGCTTGAACGGTGTACGGACATTGATTACATCTGCCAACAAGAGCTATGTCATTACCGAGACCGGAGCCGAGAAGGGTAAGATACAAGTGAAAAAGAATGCCGTTCCCGGCAGTCCGGTAACACTGGAGTTCTACGCCGAGTATGTCGATGCGAAGCGTACCGGACAGACGCACGTCTACCGTTTCAGCTGTCTTGTTCGCGCCGTAGATGGCAGCGAAGCACAGCCTAAGCTGGTGATTGATTCTCCTTCTTCTTTGGATTGGAATCCTTGCCGTGATATATCAAAACATATCATTACCGCCAAGCTGCTTGTCGGCGATGTAGATGTCACAGCAACCAACAAGTGCAAGTTCTTCTTCTATCGGAAGCTGAATACGGGCGCACTGGAGCAGATTACCGACGGTAACGGCGACAATGACTGGGAGTTCGTATCACTTGCCAAGAACGTGCTTACCATAGACCGGGACTATATCGGCCACGAACAGACCTACGTTGTGAAAGCGTCGTACTTGAAGGACGGTGCCCCTTCATCCAAGCCGGACAGTGACATAGACTATGTCTCCACCACCATCCGCAGGCGTATTCCCGCCATCGAGATTGACTGGGAGGGATTTCCGCAGCAGGTGGCCGACGGAACCAAGATGATATACCCGAAACCGGTCATCCGTGATACGGCAGGGATTGTCCCCAATCCCCAGGCCATTCTTGAGTGCGAATGGTACACGAAGGCTGCCGGCGCCTCCTCATACGTGCTGGCCGCTGCCGGGTACTCGCCCTCCATCCCATGCACCGACGGCATGATGCTACAGCTGAAGGTGATTGACAAGGGCCCGTATGCGGCGGTGGTGACATCTGACGGCAAGTACGTGACGGATGACAGCGGTAAGTTTATAGTGGCAAGGAAAAGAGATGTTTAACCATTAATCGATAGCAGTATGGCATTTTATATCAAAGTGACGAGAGAGGTTGCGGACAAGCTGGGAGTGGCAGGAATCCGCAACAGCACTGCCGACGGCAATGTGCTGTTATGGCAGGCCGATGTGGCAGGCTTTCCCGGCGATACGGTATTCGACCGGGCGGCAGTAGTCGGGGGCGTGTGCCTTTCCCCGCAGCAGGCCAAGGGTGAGATAGACGGCGTGGAAGATCCGGTGGAGGTCGCCACTCCGGAGGGTTTCATGGATAAAGACGGGGAGGAGGTGACCGATGAGCGTAGCGAGTAAGGTCGGGCAGGTAATCTTTTCGCAAAAGTCTGGCGTTTACATGCCAGCGATTATGTGCGACAAAGGCGACCTCTATCAAGAGTATGATGGTGAATCGGGTGCTCCGACAAACATAGCCCCCGACTTCACCACGATGAAGCCGACGCTCTCCTTCCTTCTCACCTCCTCACGGGTGGCTGAGGGGGTTGTGGTGCCCTCTTCCATCAGGTGGTATTTCAATGACGTGTTGATAAGCTTCACATCCAACGTTTCCACGAACACGTTCGGCGGCGAGACGGGGCATTTCAAGTACATCCCCTACAAGGCGGGCACTACGAACTATTACGGGCTTCAGATCGTGAAGAACCTGGTGAAGGCGTCGTCCGGTGCGAGCTGCAGCGTCAAGGCGGTGGCTACGGTGACCGTGGGCAACGTGTCGGATGAGGTGCAGTTCGTTTACAGCATCCCTATCACCAAGGGTGTGGGCAACCAGAACGTGGTGACCATCGTTTCCGGAGATGACAAATACTTTGCCATCCGTGAGAAGGGAGGCAGTGTCGTTCTCACGGCAATGGCGAGACGTGGAGCGTCAGAGATCACCTCCGGACTAACCTACAAGTGGTCCAGGATGGTTAACGGTGCCTGGCAGACACTCGTCGACCAGACTGGCAAGAGTCTGACCGTTACGGACAGCCTGGTTGACACTACGGGCATCTTCAAGGTGGAGGTGTCGCAGGGCGGCAATCTGATAGGCCTTGACACGCAGACGGTGATGGACTTGTCAGACCCCTACGACATCATAACTAATCCCAATCCCGAGGATGAGACGATTGTTTCCGGTTCCGGAGGTTCGGTGACTTATACGCCTATCCTTGTCAAGCGGGGACAGACCACGAAGGCAATGAATATGCTGTTCTATTTTGTCTTTATGGATTCGGCAGGGGTCATTCTCAATCCGGCTACGGCGAATGTGGCTGCGGCAAGCGGTACCTGCACTGAAGCTATGTGCCAGCAGGCAGGCGGCAATGTTTCATGGACAATCTCAACGGCAGCATGATATGGCAAAGAAAGCGTTGGCAAGCAAGACGGGAGAAGTGAAGTATCTCCAGCAGGGACCAGTCGGCCCGCTGGTCTATCCGACCGGGGAGTACGCGGCATCCGTATCCTATACCCGTACCCCACTGTCCGCACCCATGGTGCTGTGTGAGGGGCAGTATTACGTATTGAACAAGGAGGGCACCTTCAAGAATATTAATCCGAAAAAGGACTATGCGGCCAACGGCAGCAAGGCCACCTGGGTGCTGATGGACAAGGTTAGGTATTCGTTCGTCGAGATTCTGATGGCGAACTTCGCAAAACTGGCGAGCGCCGTATTCTACGGGCAGTACATGTTCTCCCAGTACGGGGTGAGAGCGGACGGTTCGGCCGTGGAGACGGAGGGCGGGTACAAGGACTTCAATTACAGTGATCCGATGAATCCGGTGAACGGGTTCAGGCCGAACCTGCTGATTGACTTCCTGAGGGGGAGCTTTTATGGGCGGAATGTGGATGTGGACGGTGGCGTGTTCAGGAATATCCGGTCTCCTAATGATTCATTCCGGATAAAGGAGAACGGTGACATTGAGATAGTAGGCAAAGTATCAACATCTTTCAATGGAACACGTATTGAAATAGATTCAGAAACAAATTCCATAAAAATGTATAATGCTAATAACAAGGAGATTGGAAGTTTGAAGTTTATTGAATCTTATATAAACGGATTGACTGATTATTTACCAAGATTCATAATGTCAAGGTATGCTGGCGATACTTTATATGATCAGGTTGATATTAGTTCAGGGCGTATTTTTATTCAAAGCACTTTAGCAGGTAATAGATATTCGGTGCTTATTAATCCTAGCTACGGAATTGAATTCTTGAAGAATAATGTTACAACAAAAATATACCCTAATATATAGTCAACAAATTAAACAAAACAAGATTAAAAAACAATATGTTAAACAGGTCTGATTTTCGACGCAGAAATGACGACCCTCAAAAGTACAAGGGATATGATGGAAAAGATTAAGTTGTCAGAAGTGGAGAGAGGTTTGCCTAACGGAATAATTGCTCAGATACGCGGGCTGAACACCCAGGGAGAGGGCATTTTAGAACCGTTGGATTCTTTTTTGAGTGACATATTATGTGCAAGAGGCTCCTTTATATATAACAGTCAAGAAGTTATAGATAACCTCAAGAAACCTGGTGTGTATAAGCATGGGGACCCCATAATCGGTACGGGGACTTCCTATGGCGCGCATGGTGTGCTCTTGGTCTTGTATATAGATGAATATACAATACATATTGATTTTCCTGCAAGGAAAAACTTTATCCTTGTAAGAAAGTGTGTCACTGCCAACGGGAAAGATGAGTGGTCTTCATGGAAATATATATCGTTAACAGACATATCAACGTAACAGACCTACCCGTTTTATCCGAGATGGCCGGAACGGATAATCTGTTTCTCACAAACTAAACATCCGTCAATGGCGACAAAGACAAGAAACGGAAATAAATGCTACAGTGGGGGGAATTATTCCCCCACCTTAGACTCCTCCATGTAGCTCGCAGCAGTCACCTCACTCTCGTCAGCCGCTTCCAATATGAATTCAAATGTTGTCGGATGGTAGGAAGACAATAGTTTCGCATATACTCCGGGCGTGTAATCCCTACGCTCAAGAAATACCTTGAATGCTCCAGTATCGGTTTTATAGAGTTTGAATTTCGGCCTTGCATTTTCCGTTCCCAAAACACCGCCTATCAGATTTAATTTGTATGAAGGAGTTGCTGTTACCCCTTCAGACCTATATATTGAAAGGAAATATAGGGCAACCGGTCCTCCTCCGTATGACTGTACACTAAATAGAATTCCATCGGAGAAAGAAGATGTGTCCTTTCTCTCAAACAACAATATGGAGGATGTCATGGATACCCGCTTTTCTTGTCGCATGTCCCTGGCAGGTTTCAGCCCGTTTTTTACCTCTGTTGCAATGGGCAACTTCTCTCTGATTAACTCAACCACATTGGAATCTGTTATGTTAACTTTCTCTATCATATCCCTTGTACTTTTGAGGGTCAAAGAATAAGGCAAATAAGCAATAGACAGAAATGAGCACAATAAAAGTAAAATTTACTGAGCAATTTATATCGAGGACGAGCGAGGAAGGCAGGGGAATAACCCCTGCTAATAATTAGTTATCTGCATGACATTTATATATGCTTCTGTACTTCTCCCATTTTTTACATATACATTGCCATTTGACGTTTTTTTATTCAATATGATTTTGCCTCCAGCGGTAAAATCAGTTGAAATGCTATTTCCATCGCTCAACAGTATATTGGATGATACTCCGGCACCCACCATGATTAGAGCTGCCGCACCAGAATCGCTATTTCTTACCAGATATGCCCCATAATAAGCAGTTCCCAAATCATATTCCTCCCCCGGTTGCAATGTCAGTCTCCAGGTGGGGAACATCTCATTCCTGATATTCTTTATATTGAGCTGCCTTGTGATGGCATTTATCACGTTTGTGTCTGTTATCAGAACCTTCTCTATCATATCCCTTGTACTTTTGAGGGTCAAAGGATATGACGGAAATAAGTAATAAACAGCAATGAGCACAACAAAAGTAAAAGTTACTGAGTATTTCTACAGATTATTAATACGGCTAAAAGAATTTCCTCCGCTTATTTCATAGTAAGTCTGTCCAGTCCGTAACATTCTCTTCAAGAACGTTACGGAATACACAATCTGTCGTGTAGAATCCTTGAAAACAAGTTATTATAGAAAATTCCGTATTGAAATTAACCGCAAGATATAACTGCCCTTCATAAGTACAATGTCCCAATTTGAAGTTTACAGGACCATCGGCACTTGCTCCTATTACATTCATATCATTAACAAGGTATGAAGAGGAACGGAACAGCATTATATCGGCTTTTACCATCATAGGCATGTAGTCCATTCCAGCTCTTAACACATATAGGCTACCCAAGACTCCGGCTGCATCCATTTTATCAGTCAGTCCGGAAATGGGGACAATCAAAAGAATCCTGCTTCCTGCCCCTGAAGTAGTACTATACCTTAATTGTGTATATCGTAATTTGTCCGTTCCCGTTGCCATAGCGATATACTCAGTCTTCGGCAAACGGTCTATAGGCATTTGCGCCAAGCTTTGACCGGATGTCAACCCAATAAGTGATACCGGATTGCCGGTTGCCACTTCTGATAACTTTACTTTCTCTATCATCCTTGTACTTTTGAGGGTCGATTGAATCCTCTTTTGGTAACACTGTTGATTAGAGGTATCTTCACCGCAAAAATGGTTTACGCATATATTCGTGTGTCGACAGACAAACAGACTGTCGAGAACCAAAGGTTCGAAGTCCAAAAATTCGCAACGGAAAAAGGGCTTGTAATAGATAAATGGGTGTCCGAGAAGGTTTCCGGTACCAAAATTGCTAATGATAGGAAATTAGGTCCGCTTCTCAAGAGGATGAAGAAAGGCGACACTCTAATCATAACAGAAATCAGCCGATTAGGAAGAAACCTGATGGGTATTATGTCAATGCTTCACCTCTGTATGATTAAGGAGACTTGCGTTCTTACTGTCAAGGAGCGTTACGAATTAGGTAATAACATCAACAGTAAGGTATTGGCATTCGCTTTCGGTTTATCCGCTGAGATTGAACGTGACCTTATCAGTCAGCGAACCAAGGAGGCCCTTGCTTACAGAAAAGCTGCAGGAATACGACTTGGTCGGAAAAAGGGGGATAAAAACACGCATTACAAGCTGACTGGTAAGGAAAAACTCATTCAAACTATGCTCGAATACGGTTATTCAAAGGCAGCCATATGTCGTAAGCTTAAATGTAACCCTAAAACATTGGATGACCATTTGCGGAGAATGCATGTCCTACATAAAAATTAAGTCATACGTTACTTTTGCCACTGTTCTATTAATTCATAGTTATGGCAAAAGCAGAAATCTTATTCAAGGTCATCCGCAAATGGGAAGGCGGATGGAGTGACCACAAAAATGACAAAGGTGGCAAAACCAATATGGGGATAACCTTGTCTACGTGGAAATCATGTGGTTATGACAAGGATGGTGACGGAGACATTGATGCGGATGATTTACGCATGATTACTCCGGATGACGTTTTTCATGTTTTCAAGAAGTATTATTGGGACCGTTACCAAGCGGACTTCATACACAACCAGTCCATTGCGAATATCTGTGTGGATTGGGTGTGGGCCTCCGGACGTCCCGGTATCACAAGGGTACAACAACTACTGCAAATCAATGTAGACGGCATCGTAGGTCCTCAGACGGTTGCAAGTATCAATCTGGCCAACCAACGGCAGCTGTTCGAAGCTATCAAGACAGACAGAATCCGGTTTATTGAAGATATCTGTAAAAGGGACCCGTCGCAGCTTGTATTCCGGAAAGGATGGCTGAACCGAATCAATGATTTCAAGTTCTCTGTCTGCTGAATTCTTGTCCTTTTTTCCACTCTTTTCAGCCTTTAGTTTTGTGTCCGGAACTAAAGGCTTTTTTATGGTAATAACTGAAGAAAAGAGTTTAATGACCTCCGAGAAATTCAATCGAGGAGTTGAGAACTGGACGTGGAAAGTCAGGAATACCTCCGTAAATATTCTACAACGGACACACGCAACCGGAAGATTGCGTAGGGAACTGCAATCCCGTTGGCTGAAAGACCGTGAAGGTGGACCGGCTTATGTCGGTCTGGGTTTCCGCTTTGCCCGGTATGGCGCGTACCGGGAATATGGCGCCGGGCGTGGATATATCGTCAAGAACGGAATTATAATGAAGGGACATTCGGCATGGAGCGATAAGAAGAAACGTCAGGAACTGCGTTCTTTACGTGTTTCTGAATATCGTATCCGGCGCATGCGTACCGTTGATGAACACTATGCCGTTATCCGGCGAAGTCCCCTACCCTGGTTAGACCCTCCCATTGTGGATAACATTGAATCACTGGCTGATTTATCCGGAGAGTATTACGGTGACCAGGCACTCAAGAATGTGCTTCAGAAGTTTGATAAAATAACAATTGAAAAACGTTATGGCAAAAAGTGACAAGACTGTCAAAAGAGGTGTCTACTTGTACATTGATGGCAAGGAAATTAAGAATGACATCAATTCCATTGATTTGGAGATGAAACGCCTACAGCGTGACATTAAGGAAATGACACGCGGCTCTGAGGAATACAACCGCACCATGGCGAAGATACAGCATCTTCAGGGGATTTTAAAACAGCATCGCCAGGAGATAAAAGGCATCACCACCGAAACCAAGAAAGCGACTGTCAGTATTGGCAGTATGGTGGACTGGTTCAACCGTTTCGGTGGAGTAATACTGTCCGTAATAGGTTTCCTGACCGGTTTTACCCTTGCCTTGCGCGCCATCAGAGACGAACGCAACAAGTTGGAGGAGTCCCAGGCCGGGCTGAAAGCCTTGACCGGACTTGATGATGACAGCATTGCCTGGTTGACCGGGCAGGCCAAGACGCTTTCCACCACCATGACAAAAGAGGGCTTGCGTGTCCGCCAGTCGGCAGCCGAAATCCTGGATGCGTTCATGCTGGTCGGTTCGGCCAAGCCGGAACTGCTGGGAGACAAGGAAGCGCTCAAGGCTGTTACGGAGGAAGCCATGCGATTGCAGGCGGCAGCCAAGGACATCACCCTGAACGAAGCGGTTGATTCGCTTACTTTATCACTCAACCAATATGGGGCAGCGGCAGACCAGGCTGGACGGTTTACCAATGTATTGGCTGCCGGCTCCCAGGCAGGTTCCGCCAATATCGCAAGCCAGGCAAAAGCTATCCGGAATGCAGGTACCGCAGCGGCTTCGGCCAATGTTCCCATTGAACAGACGGTCGCATTGATTGAAACTCTTGCCTATCGGGGTATAAAGGATGAAGTGGCCGGAACGGGATTGAAGAAATTCTTTCTTGTTCTTCAGACCGGAGCGGACGAGACCAACCCTAAAATTGTCGGGTTGGATAAGGCACTGGAGAATCTGAAGAACAAGAATATGGATGCAGGCGCCATCAAGAAGATGTTCGGGGAGGAAGGCTACAATACCGCATCCGTAATCCTTCAGAACACGGAGATGGTGAAAGACTTCACCGCTGCCGTCACCGGTACCAATGTGGCGTATGAGCAGGCGGCCATAAACAGTGATACTGCACAGGCCAAACTGGAGCAGGCACGCAATAAGATGAAGCTGGCAGCCATTGATTTGGGAGAGAAACTGAATCCGGCTCTGACGGTGAGTACGAATATGCTGACCAATGTGCTCAAATATTTGCCGGGATTGATTGACTGGTGCAAAAAATGGGGTGGTACTGTATTGTGGCTTAGTACGATATTGCTTGTATATGCTACCCGGCTGAAGATAATTACAGCATGGTATTCTATTTGGAATTCACTTACCAAAATTGCGACAGTTCTCAATTTGGCTTATGCCGCATCAATGAATACATTGTCTGGTTATACAGTGACATCATTTGGAAACTTGCGTAAATTATCAATGCTCATGCAAGGACATTCTGTTTTACTTAAATCACTACGTACCGCCACTTATTTATATGCCGCTGCCGTGCAGGTTTTACACGGGCGCGTTGATTTGGCAGCCAAATCGCTGAAAGCAGCTTGGACTATTATGTCCAGCAATCCGATTGGCTTACTGGTTACATTAGTTCTTGCAGCAGCTACCGCATCCTACAAACTGACACAACGCACCAAAGCTTATTACGACCTAAATAAAGTCAATGAGAAAATTACAGAAAAATCAAATGATGAATATGCGCGTCAATCATCACTGATTGAACAGTTGACCACCAAAATACACAATAATAATCTTTCCAATTTTGAACGTAAAAAGGCAATTGTACAATTGCAGGCTATTATTCCGGATTATAATACAGAGATTGATAAAGAGGGCAAAATCATCAATGAAAACACAGAGGCACTTGACCGATATAATGCCGTATTAGCAACCAATATCGAATTAAAAGAGGCTGCCGACGAACTGGATAAGCACCGGATCAACCTGATGCGCCTTCAAAAATCCCCGGCATTGAGTGACAATTCACCGATGGGGTCGATGGCTCGCGAGGATGTTCGCAACAAGATTTCCCAAGAAGAAGAGATTGTTGAATCTTTAACTGCACGTTATAAGAAACTGGTACAAGAAAAATGGAAAGCATTGAATCCGAACACTCCTAAAAACAATCCCACCGGAGGCAATGACGGTGGAAAATGTCCGATATGTGGAAACAAACCTTGTACCTGCGATAAAAACAACACTTCCAAAGACAAGTTCGCCCAAGCTGAAGCCGACTACTACCGACGTATCGCTGACATCAAACGGAAGTACCTCGCTGACGATAAGATGACCCAGGAAGAATACAACAAGCAGATGCGGGATGCAGAAATACAACTGCTCAACGATAAGCTGAAGGTCAAGGGACTTGAGCCTTCAGAGATTCAACGTATCAATGACCAGATACTTGATGCGGAAATAAAGGCGCGTGATGAATTGCGCAGGCTTGATGAACAGTCTGCCAAGGATGAAGAGAAACGCCGTAAGGAGCAGGCAGAAGAGACGTTTTCCCGTTTGGACAAAGAGTACCAAATGCAGGTGGAAGCTGCCGCCATGTATCATTATGAAAACAGGACTTCCGAGGAGGAGTATTTCAATGAGCTGCGCAGACTGCAAGATGTATATTACCATAAGGTTCTCAATGACGCGGCAATCAGTGAGGAGAAGAAAAACCAGGTACGTGAACAGATGCGTAAACGTAATCTGAAGGATGCCCAAAAAGATGCTGAAGAAGAAAAACGGATTGAACGTGAGAAGTTTGACATACTGTCTGACCTGGCGAAAGGCTTCGGAGAGACCATGGCGCAATTCTTCACGGACTCCGAGGTGTCTCTCAAGGACTTCCTGAAGAATATTCTTACTATGTCGCTTGATGCGTTGGAACGTATGATGATTATGGCCGTTACCGAACGCACCATCAAGAATATAGGTTCACTCGGCTTCGTAGGTGTAGCTAAAGCTGCCGGAGAGATTGCTCTGATAACTGCCGCATTTGAGACAGCCAAAGGGCTTATCTCCAATTTCTACACCGGCGGCTTTACTCCGTCCGGTGACTGGAATCAGCCGCAAGGTATTGTACATTCCAATGAATTTGTCGCCAACCGTTTTGCTGTGGCCAACCCGAATCTGCGACCGATATTCGACGCCATTGACGTGGCACAGCGTAGCGGTAATGTTGGTAATCTGACAGCTGAAGACATAGCGGCTGTAGCAGGTTCCGGAAAGAGTACACGTACCGTACCAGCCAAGGCACCTGCTGCCAGCGCCACAACGACGACCAATGACCCGGCTATGGTGGCGATGCTGATAGAATGTACCCGCGTATTGCGGAAGCTTAAAAACAGGCTGGATGCCCCTTTGGTAGCGGAAACTTATGTTACCGGCAAACGGGGTATCAACCAGGCACAAAAAGAATATCAGAAGTTGAACAACAATAAATCACGCAACAAGCAATGACAGAATTATACATTGACGGGCAATTGGCCGCCCTTCCTGAAGGGTTCAACATTACGTTCACCTCCGAGAATCCGTATTTCACCCGCAGTTCCAATTACTCCTTGGACATAGAACTCCCCATGCCTGCCAATCATGCCATATTCAAGCACGTGAACAGACTGGATGTGACGAAAAAAAAGACTATCCTTCCGGCCACACTCATCGTTGACGCCAGATGCCTGCTTTACGGCAGTGCGGTTTTACTCTCAGTAGAAGATGCACTGGTTAAGGTACAGCTCGTATCGGGTAATGCGGAATTTAATCTGCTGACGAATGATGATCTGTATATTGACGAACTTGATTTAGGTACAATCAGTTGGCCGAACAACAATCAGAACCGTTTCCAGCCACCTGCCAATATGGTGAACTACTACGGTTCGGTGGACGACATTGAAGCTGTATGGTTGCCGGTGTTCTATCAGGAAGCCAAATGGGAGAATCTTCAGAACGATGCAATCTATGAGTTCGGCACGAACAATTTTACCCTTTGCCCCTATTATGGCCGTCGATGTGTACAACCATACCTTTTGACAGTCATCAAGAGAATAGTGGAGTATTTTGGCTATACGTTCGATACCTCCTTCTTTGATAACAATTTCTTGCGGAACGTTTATGTATGCAGCGCGGTAAGCAGCAACCGGGTGGCCGCCGCATTGCCGCACTGGACTGTTTCCGAATTCTTTGATGAACTGGAGAAATTCCTTTGTGCGGTTACGGTGGTCAACGAACGCACCAAAGTGGTGAGTCTCGTAGGGCTTAACGATTATTTTACAGAATCCGGAAAGGAGATAATTCCTGCATCTTCCCTGCTACGGGAGTTCACTGTGGATATTGAAGATGAAAAGAATGAGAAAGACTTGAGCACTGGCAATGTGGGCTACAATCTACCTTCCCATACGGATGACGGCTATCTGCGGATTGAAAGGGACATCATAGAAGCTGCATACAAACAAGAATATGATTCTTACGATGCAATGCTGGCCGCATACAATGGAATGGGTGACAGTGACAAGAAAAGTACAATCTTTATTGTTGGTAAACGGTATTATATCAACTACAATGAAAATGATAAGAATACGCTGCGTGAAGTCAATTTGTATGCGGATTTAATCCGTGACCCGGAATCGTCCGATGTAGAGACCTCACTCGGAATCGTCCCGGCTAAAATTATTCAGTTCAATGTCGGTGTGTATGGCTCTGTAGCTGATTACGATTTGTCCCGTCCGTACACCTCCATGGTATTGAACATACCCGCGGTGGGCTACCAGGCTACTGTTGCCAAGCAGGAGCGCTTCAATGTCCAGGAAGCCATAAACGGTGACGTGGAGCTGAAGGAGAAGCAGGGAAAAAACGGGCACATGGAAGTGGCTGTCAATACCGGTAAGTTCAACCGGCAGAACGTAACTTACAGCGGTCAGACACATGCCTATGATTATGCCTATCCTTTTACGGACTACCAGCAGAAGACCGGAGCACAGCTCACGGACTTCCTTCCGTATTCCCTAAGCTTGAACGATGTTTGTCCGGACAGTGTCGGACATCGGTTGTCGACACTCAGTCTGTTTCACTCCAATATCCCTTACACAATCCAGTTCCAAGCCAATAAGCTGCCAGATGTGAATAAGGTGTTTCTTATAGGCAACAAGCAGTATTTGTGCGAGAAGATTGAGACGGAAATAGATGTTGATGGATTAAGCAAGGTACTGAAGGGAACTTTTTACCGGATAGAATAATAATGTTAAAAAGACATCTGCCTCTCAAAAATAACTCCTTTTTCCCTTGCGTAATTACCAAAAGGTTATTATATTTGCACTGTCATTAAGAATCGCGATCTTTTTATGACTGAAGAAGAAGAGCTAAAGGCTCGGATTGAAGCTGCGAAAAAAGACCTCAGCTTCTTTTCCCTCTATTGGGATGATATTCAGAATACTGATTGGATTTCCGATAAGGAGCTTGAGGAAGGCATCAATGATTGTCTCGATGACTTGAATGATGCACAAGACAAGCTGAATGAAAACGGTAGCCCTCCTTGAGGGGGCTACTTTTTCTCTAACATATAATTTTTAGGCTTATGGACGTACAGAAAGAATTGGGAAAATGGAAGTCGGAATATGTAAAATGCAATACTCCGGAGGAATTGGCCGACCATAAAAAACGTTTCAGGGCTTTTCTGCAGACGCTTTCACCGGAGGATAAAAAAGCGTTTGCGCAAGCATTCCAAGATGGTGCCAGGCAATCAATCGATGAAGCCCAAGCCATTGTGAAAACAGTAGAAATCAGGCAGACCTTAGAAAAAGTATTGCCTTTCGCTTCCATGTCGTATATTGCCCAGCACTATTTTGGCAGAACACGCCAATGGCTATATCAACGGATTAACGGAAGTGCGGTAAACGGCAAACCAGCCAACTTCACCGCTGATGAACTGAATACCCTATCTTTAGCTCTATCCGAGCTTGGCGACATAATGAAAGATACTTCTCGGTCTATCGCGAGGCCGTAAGGTTTTAAATGTGATAGAGGGCTTCCACGGGCTGGAAGCCTTTTTTTTGTTGCCCATGAAGGGTAGTCTGGCGATAAATAATCAGATATGGTGCGGAGAAATAAAAAATCCCCACAGTGGCTCGAAGCTGTGGGGACAGAATGTTCAATAAAACGTCTATCAAGCTATGGATAGCGAGCCTAATTTGTTACAAATGTCGTGGATGGCATTATTAAAAATCAGCCTGTCCTGTTCACTTAGCGTATAGACACGGCCACGTACCTTGTAGCCATAAATACGCTGTTGCAGCCAAGCCGTACTTTTCCCGAAATAATTACGGGCGATATAAGAGATTGGCACAATTTCCTTCATCTCCTTTATCTTCTCCTGCAAGGCTATTGTACGGTTCAGCTCCTCCGCTTCTTTAGCCAGTTCGTGATACCCGTTCAACAGCCAGTCGGCAATAGCTTCTGAATCGGCTTTCGTGGTGTAATGTTCTTGTATGTACAAGAACTTCTGTTGGTATTCCTCTTCCTTGTTGGTTGAATCTCCATTTAGAATGGCGGTAAGTTCCTTCAGTTCGTCATTGATTGTTTTCATAAGCAAATTTTTTTTGCCCCCTCTTTTCGTCCGAGGGGGGCTGTTTTTACTTTTCTAATTCTTTTAGTTTGGTTTCCAGCATTTTTATCAGATGGTCTATTCTCAATTTTTCATCAAGTATGGCGTTCATCTTCTCTTCCGGTAACCCTTTACTGTTTTCAAATGCCCATTTCAGCATCTTTTGTTTCAACCTTAGCTCGGTTAGCTTCTGGGCAATTAGCAAAATCTCTTTTTTGTTTTCCATTACTTCCTTGTTTTATTGAACACTACAAAGATACATAGTATTTTTGATATGTGCAATAAATACATAACAAATTTACTATGTGTTATTGTTTTTTATAAATTTGCACTTCTTCCATTTCCAGGGATTTTCCGTATCTTTGCAACGCCCAATACCAACATAGCTATACATTTATCAATATGAATCCCTTTTCAAAACGTAATCCGTAAAACCGGGTTAAGGTGTGGCTATACCTTTGGGCGCGTTTTGATAAGGGATTCGCCATATTAATACTATGACTGAAAGACAAATAAGGATAGCAGACAGACTGCTTGGAATACTGGTAGAGCATGACGGGCGTGTCAACAAGGATAGCGCACGCAGCCTATTGCTTAAAGAGTTTGCTGAAAGAATGGATAGGATAGACATCAACTTCGTGTTCGACACGTTGATAAACGACTATAAGCTGGTTGCCCTGCTTGGTGAAGGTTGGCTCCGACTGACACCGGAAGGACAGAAGATGGCACACAGGGGGATGAAGAATTATCAGCGGAAACTATCCATAAAAGAACAGTTCAAAGTCGCAGGAAAAGTCATAGGGGCTGTAAGTGCCGTGGTTGGTATCATATCGTTTCTGCTTGGATTGTTATTTTAGTGATGCCCCTAAAGTATAGCAGATATAAGAAATAGCGGCTACAAACATCAAGCCTGCTATCCAAAAAAGTGTACGGAGTATTTTGTAATATGAAGTGTTCATAGCGAATTGTTTTTTGCAAAAATAATCAATCCTTTTTGATTATCCGTAACTTTTCCCCATCTTTGCCTTGCCCAATATAAACCAAACGTTTCAATTCCTTATGCCGTGCAACCCGTACTCAATCGGGTTCCGGGTGGTTCCGGTGGGCGTGCGGCATAAGGAATTGATTATTTAGATATGGAACTAAAAGATTTTATAAAAAACACTGTTTTGCAGCTTGCACAATCTGTTGATGAATTAAATAATGAAATGCCTGGTAAATTGATTGTCAATCCGGCAACAGTATTAGGAGCTGGCAAAAATCCCCATGTTGAGATACAAGGATATATGCACAATGTCATGGAAATAAATTTTGACTTGACACTAATAGCTGAAAACACAGCTGGTTCTCAAGGTAAGATAGGAGTGATGGCCGCAGTTCTGAATGCAGGAGGTAGTTGCGAAGAAGGCAAAACAAATAAATCGGAGAATAAAATAAGGTTTACTTTACCGGTAGTTTTACCCGCTGTAGAGGTAAGTGCTTATTAGAACTTTCCTTTAATAAACGAATACAGTCTTTGTACTTCATAGATTACATCTCTGTCTGTGCCTTGGCAGGAACGTGAGGCATATTTAACACAGCGCTCACGCAAACGGCGGTCAAAGTAAGATTTTAGCGTTTGTAGCATTTTTCTCATAATGATTCTTTTTTTGCAAAAATACTATAAATAATTGAATATGAAACGAGTTTTATTTTTATTGATTGTAATCATGGCAATATTTGCCAGTTCTGCCAATGCACAAGAAAGAAGGGACACCCCAAAGCAAGAAACTTCAAGTCTGATTAGTGACGATTCGTTAGTCGGTTCTTTCAAACTGAACAAGAACTCATTGAATCCTACACTTGACGCGTCCAAAAGCATGCTGAAGGCCTCAAAATTCAAAACCACTTCTTTTGCATTGGCTGTAGCCTGTGGTGCTTCTTTCCTGTTTGATCCGAGCGAAGATTACAAAGATCTTGTCAGAACAGCCGGTATAGTAGCTGGCGGCCTTTCCGTGCTTTTTTATGCAGCCGGATTAAGACATGAATGGCTGGCAGGGCGTTACTTGAAGATGTCTGCGACACCTGGCGGAGTGACAGCTACTATCACATTCTAATTAGAGGGCGGAAGCAAAAAAACTTCCGCCTTTTTTTGTCATTTTAAATATTATCCCCATATTTGCAGTGCTGTAATAGATGGTTGACTACATATTCAACCCCGGCGGACAAACGGTTATCTGTCCAATCCACGAAATTGGGCATTTTTTGTGCCCATAGGTTTGCTCCCGACATAAATGCCGCCAGCAAATCCATATACGAACAAGAAGAAATTGCGTAATAGAAGTATGCTTATATACTGATACGGCTATCATTCCCGAACATTTATTCCAACGCTTCGGCGGGGTTGAATCATCTGTTACAGCAACGGGTTTGGTAGCCGTTCTTTTTTCTACCATTGCTGTAACAGATGTTCGCATATGAAAAAACAACCCCAAAGCGCCCGCGGACGCTATGTATCCGCAGAGAAGGTTCAAGAACTGTTTGCCCAGTTGGGTATTGAACTGTGCGCCGGACGTAAACGTATCCGTGCAGCACGTAGTGACAAATCCATTTCCATCTATGTCAATGGTGGGACAGTCAACATCACCTTTAATGAGAAAGGAGGCAAAGCATGATGTTCTTTGTTTACCATCTGCAGACCTATTCCCCCAAGAACCGGGCATGGAAAAAGGTTATTGATTATGTAGAGAAGTATAAAAACGTTCTTATCAAGGATGAACTTTCCCTGGATGCACTCAAGCATGAAATAGGCGATACGGTCAACCGCATTAATGCTGAACACCCGAACTTGAAGCGCATGAAATGTACTGCTACCCCTTTGGGACGTGATTGTACCATACGTATCGAGGCCCATGTCATAAGTGGCGGATGCCCGGACACGGTATTCTTTCTCGATATTTGCAAGGTACGTTCCATTTTTCAATTTAGTGAGAAGGCGAATATGCTGGAACAGAAAGGAGGTGAGGCATGAATGATGAATTCTTTATCACCAAGACTGTGGATACAGGTAGTGGAGGTACCAATTCGGTGAGATATCAATTGTATGCACGCAACTGTGATGGTGAGATTAATGATATAGGCTATGAGGAACTGGTGCGATTTAACAAGTTCCTTACTAATTATTTAAAAAAGGAGGAGGGCAGTGATCATGAACAATCATAGGAAAATAGGTTTTCGGGCATACAATGATAATGCTCAGAATTCAGAGGAAGATGAACAGAAGAAAAAACAAGCCGAACGGCAAAAAGCCATAGCCGATTTTATCGGCCATAACTATTCGCCTATCGGTGCCACTTCGCAGAAGTGCTATAAAACCACAGTCGAACTGGTGTACGAGTTGTCGAATATCGTCGATGTCGCTCCGATGGAGCTGGCCAAGCAGCTGACTGATGCCAGATACCATGTGGAGTACCTGGCAGGACAGCCGTATTGGGTGCTGTATGAGAAGCCATAAACACATTAACCGGACATTTTTTTTATTTTTGAAGTCCTTGCTCGTGAGAGTAGGGGCTTTTTTTTAAAATATACCATCGTAATTCTTTATCAGGCTATTCGCTTCCTGAATATCGTGCGGTGTATATATGTCCGTCATGAGGATGCTGCTATGTCGTGCCTGGTCACGTACGCTCAATACGTCATAATGCCGGAGCATGTTGGTTATTCCGGTATCCTTCAATGAATAGAACTTGTACTTTGCCGACAGCTTCAGGTCTTTCCGTACATGCCGTGCCCACCAGTCACGGAACATCTTCTCGGTCCGTTCCCTTTTTCCCGGCTTCAGTCCGTCCGAGAACAGGTAGTAGTCTCCCGGGTAGTCGAATATTTTCAGGTCGAGCATGAGATGGATGACCTTTGTTGGCAGCGTGATGGTGCCGTCCTTCCGGTTCTTGGATATGGTGTCCTCGACAAAGATGGTCTGTCTGGCCAGACTGATGTTTTTCAGTTTGAGGCGTGTCATTTCTGCCGGGCGTATGAAGCAGTAATACAGGATATAGCTCGCCAGCAGCATGTACGGGTTCTTCTCGAGCAGATAGCCATGTATCTTCTGCAGCTTGTCCTCCTCGATGACACACCTTATCTTCTTCTTTCCGCGCCGTCCAAGGCTGCTGATGCCTTCGGTCGGGTTCTTGGTGATGTAGTTGTGGCTCAGACAGAAGGTGGAGAAGGATTTCAGGAATCCCAGGTAATTGTCACGGGTAAAGGCGGTATTGTCCCTTGTGATGTAGACCTCGTCCAGAAGCAGGACACAGAAATCCTTGTCGAACTGGTAGATATAGGTGATGGGCACTTTCTTCTCCTCGTTGAACGTTTCCATATTCCGGAGGTAGGAGGAATACGACTTGATTGTTTCCTGACGGTAGCGTCCGTCGCGCAGCATCTTTGCAAGGAATGTGCGGTACCGGTCTATGACTTCGCTGAAGAGCATGTATGCGGAGCCGGACTCCTGCTCTATCCAAGGGTTCCAGCCGACAGCCAGCTTTTCCGATATGCGGTTCATGAAGTCCTTGGCATACTTCCGCCTTTCCTTGATTGAATCAATGTAGTTGAGCTTGAATTTCTTGCGCTTCATGGCTCCGGTGGCCGGACAGAAGGCATAGAAGTCAATGTACCAGTCTTTGCCGGTGTGCAGCACCGGAGGTGTGTAACTTTTAACTTGCTGACAATTAGACATTTTTTTTATTTGTTTTCGCCCGGAAGCAAAAACAAATACGTTAATATTTCTCGTCCCGATTTCGTCCCGGCTGTCTGCCTTAAAAACGAAATAAGTCACTGTGAAACAGTGACTTATCGTGTAATTGGTCGGAATGAGGCGACTCGAACGCCCGACCCCTACGTCCCGAACGTAGTGCGCTA